CGAGCGAGAGTTCAGGATGCAGATGGAACTACAGGCAAGCGCCAGAGGGCGGCGCTTACTTACCTCGCCAATCGTGGCGTACATGGTTCAACTTGGAAAGAATTGGCTGATGCGCTTGGACTTCACCATGGGTCGGCATCGGGTGTATTGTCCGTTCTCCATCTGACCGAGCGAATTGCGAGATTGAAAGATACTCGTAACCGTTGCAAGGTCTATGTGTTACCCGAGTTCATAGATAATCGAAAAATAGAATCACGCCAGCAAAAGAAATCATGTCCGAATTGTGGGCATCACTTCTAAATCTTGAGGAGAGAGAATGACTTGGGTAAAAATTGATGATTCGTTTCCTGATCATCCAAAGATAAAAGGATTGAAGGATGATGAGTTCAGGTTGTATATGACGGCTCTTTGTTATTCGAGCCGCTATCTAACTGACGGCGTAATCCCCTTGAACATCGTTCGAACTTTCATTGAATCTCGCTCCAAGTCGTCTCGAATCTCTGCTTTAGTTGATGCGAACCTGTGGGAAATCGTGGCAGATAAAGTCGTCATTCTGTCCTACTCCGAGTATCAATTTACCAAGGAAAGAGTAGAAACTGAGCGTAAATTAGCCGCTGAGCGAATGGCTAAGTCCAGAGGGTTACGGCGAACAGATACCGTAACAGAGGGCGAAGTTCAACCGCCCCATACCCATCCCATACCCATACCCATACCCATAAAAGATATAAAGATAGCGAATCCTTCGGATTCTGAGTTCAATTTATTCTGGGCTATCTATCCAAGGAAAGAAGCCAAAGGCGCAGCAAGGACAGCATTTCTCAAAGCCTGTAAAAAGGCTTCAGTTGATGCCATCATTGAGGGAGCAAAGAGATTCGCCTCGGACCCTAACCGACAGGATGAGTTCACCGCTCACGCCTCGACTTGGTTAAATCAGGAGCGATGGAGTGATGAAGCCTTACCAAAGCGCAGTAGCACGATCACCCGTACCGAGACATCGGTGATGCGAGCGCTAGAGATTGCCGAAAGGTTTAGTGTCGAAGAAGGAAAGGCATTAGAAAATGAACCGTTCTGAGGTGGCACAACTTTTTGCTTACGCCTGTCTTTTTGATACGCGGCTTCAAGCCGATGAGGGAAAGATTCTTGCATGGAATGAAGCGCTTTATAGCGATATTGCTTTTGAGTTCGCTAAGCGTTTTGTTTCTGTGCATTACAGCAATGACGATAAAGTGATCGCCCCTGTCTACATCAACAAAGCGTGGCTCAGAGATTTAGAGCGCGAGAGAGAGGCAAAGAAAACTGAGGAGTACATGCTGGAGATGGCAGAGGGTAAAAAGAAAGCAGCAACGCCAGAGCAAGTTAATTTCTACATGAATCAAATACGAGCAGTATTTTCGAAAGGTAACCCCGATGCTGATATGGAAACAAATACAGGAGAGGTGGCACCTGACTTATGAGGATATTCCGATATGCCGATTGGCTACGATCACGGCGTTACAGACGAGCGAACATATCTGCGTTGGTTGCACAGAATCTTTATCGAACGCGAGACTTCAATGGCAAAACCTAAATTAAAAGTTGGCGAAGAAGTTCGCTTCACCGTTTTCTATCGAGCCAATTACCGATGTGAGAAATGTGATGGCGGTCCAGACAATTTTGGCTGGTCAGTTCATCACAGGGTTCCACGGGGCATGGGCGGCTCTCGTAATACGCAGTTGCATCTTGCCGCTAACTTGATTCTTCTCTGTGGCTCTGGGGTTACTGGATGTCACGGCTGGGTCGAGTCTAATCGAGACAAGGCTAGGGAGCGAGGATTCTTGCTCACCAAGGTTGAGTCCGCCGAGGAGATTCCATTCATTGACGACAACGGCAAAGCGTGGAAAATCTTTAACGATGGGGAAAAATGGGAATTCGACAGGAGTTCAGGTGACCCTTATCTTTAAGCCATGGATTGCCTGTGCAGGATTGATGATCACGAACAACTTGTCTACAGACTTGAGTTGGCTCAGCGCCCTTGGACAACCAACGGTGAACGCGCTGGCAACAGGTGGCAAAGGGCTGAGTTGGTCAAGACCTGGCGCTCGGCATTTCATGTTTTGGCAAAATCAGAGAAGATTCCAGAGATGGAATGGATTTCAGTCACAGTTGAACCCCACCAAAAAGGGGGTCGCTTACAGGATGTCGGAGCCTGTAACCCAGCAGTAAAAGCGGCGATAGACGGAATTGTGGATGCGGGTGTTTTGCCAGATGACTCACCTAAGTACATGAAATCCCTGATTTTTTTAACACCACAAAACGACAGAAATTCATTAGTGATTTACATACGAGGGGCAAGGAAAGAGGGAAAAAGATGAACTGGAACTTAATTTTGACTGTAGTGGGATTATTTACTACTCTTGTATTATTCGCACCTATCTTTATCGGCTACGCCCTGGCTTTTCAAAAAGCAAGAATGGCGGCAGAGATGGAAGCAATAGAAAAACATAAGAAGTTATTTGCCAAAAAAGATGACGATATTGACTGGACACAAATTTTCGAAGGAGAGACAAAATGAGCGACACACAGACGGCTGAAGAATTAGATGGTCGTGGGCTTCAAGAAGTCCGCATGATTACCGATGCCATGCGTGAACACCAAAATCAGATTTCTGATCTTGGCAAGCGCCGTAAGCAGTTGATTCTCCGCCTTCGTAAGCAGCGAATTACCTACAAAGAGATTGCAAAGGCTATGGGAGTATCGGAGCAGTTGATTTACAAAATCATCCGCCACGATATTGACCGCACCCCTGAGTACGATGCGGACGGCAAAGTGATTCGCCGCCGTGGTCGTCCAGCAAAGCCAGCGGTATAAACCTTTACCTAAGAGTTCTTAGCCTTTACTTATGAGAGGGATTAGTGAAAGCCAATATCCAGACGGGAAACATTCAAAGTGTGGCAATCAGTTCACTTACTGTTTACCCAACTAATCCCAGACGAGGAGACATAGATGCCATTGCGCTATCGCTTACTGCTCATGGTCAATATCGCCCTATCGTGGTTCAAGCGAGTACCAAGCATGTTCTCGCAGGTAATCACACACTCAAAGCGGCTAAGAAACTGGGTTGGAAAAAGATAAAAGCAGTTCTCGTTGATGTAGACGATGACACAGCAAAGAAAATTGTTTTAGCCGATAACCGTTTAACCGACCTCGCTGGATATAACGAGCCACTTCTGAAAAGCCTATTGCAAGCGCTCCCTGAGTTGGATGGCACAGGATTTACTGCATCCGAGGTTGAGACTTTAGATCGCCTTATCTCTGGAGACCAAAAAGAATCCGTGGGCGGTAACACTCTCAAGGATGACCCAGAGGTAAAGATCGCCGCATGGAAATTTAGCATTGAGCAAGAAGCCTACGATGCGTGGAAAGAGCAACTTTACGATGAGTTCGGAAAGACTAAGAGCAAAGCCAACGCTGGCATCAAAGAGCGCTTAGGATTCCCAGAGCGCATCATGGAAAAGCCAGAACGAATTGAGGAGCGCTCGGAGAGTTCACCCGAGGATGTTGAAACCGTATCGGTAAATGAAATCCAGACACATCCGCTGAATCCGCGGGAAGGTGACATTGGGGCAATCATTGAGTCCCTTTCAACTATGGGGCAATACCGACCGATTGTGGTCAATCGCCCTACGAAGCATTGCGTTTCGGGAAACCACACACTTCAGGCAGCAGTTCAATTAGGCTGGGAGAAGATAGCCGTGCATTGGATTGAGGTGGATGACATTGAAGAAATCAAGATTCTTATTGTGGACAACCGCACCTCGGACCTTGCCACTTATGATTCCCAGGAACTTAATAAGTTACTGACCAGTACGAGTACCAAGGGAACGGGCTTTTCCAGGGAAGAAGTCGCTGAGATTCTTTCAGGGGGAAAGACCAAACCTGGACACAGCCCGATTGGTCGTACCAACATTCGGGTAGGCACACACTCGATGCGAGTTCACACCGAAGATTTGAACACATGGGCTAACACGATCTATGGTTGGACAGACATAGCAGAGTTATTACAGTTACCGCTTGAGGCGTGTAGCGAGGAGGAGCGATGAACGATATATGTCCTAAATGCGAGATTAAGGTCAAATGGATGCACAAGATGTGCGGGAAAGACTTGATTCGAGAGTGTCGCGCATGTAAGCATAAAGAACACATGAAGATTTGACTAAAATGATTACGGTTTATCTAACCCCAGATGAAATTGATTCTTCACTTATATTTATTGGCGCTATGCGTAAGGACAAGCAAGAGTTCAATGTGACAGATCGAAAATTTGATGCGAAAAATACTTCTTGGGCGGTAAACCTCATGGGTCACTTAGGCGAGAGAGCAGTTGCTAAGGTCTATGGTGTATCGGTTGATGACAGAGTGCTTACTGGTGGCGATGCAGGTCACGACTTGATTATCAACGGAAAGACTGTGCAGGTCAAGACAACTATTACGAGGCAGTTGATATTCAACAGTAGACAATCATTCTCTGCGGAGTATGCAATCTTGGTCACCCTTATTGGTGATAGAACACAACCGCATATAGATTCGCACTTCATTGTGTGGGGCGATATTTCGCGGGAAAGGTTCTTAAATATATGTTTTGAAAAGGACTTTGGCTATGGGGTCAGATATGTCTGCAACTTAGAAGATTTGGGGCAAGAGTTAAAAGCCGTCCCGCTCGCACATAAAGATTTAACTGAGGTAGAATAACAAGATGGAAAAACAAGTGGGCAAGTTCTGGTTCTCATGGGGGCGCAAGTGTGGATTCGGCATAGGCTTTGAGTTCAGCCGTTATGGATGGGGCTTAGACTTAGGATTTTGGTACATAGGGCAGGAGTTTTAATGGCGAGCGCAGTTGCAAAGAAAGAGCCAGCCAAGCCAGTAAAAACTGCTGGGCGTAAGACAGCGCTGCTTCAGGCTGATCTTGAGCAGACACTTTTAGATTACATCCGAATTGGAACACCTGTTCGAGTAGCAGTTGCATCGGCAGGGGTATCAAACCAAACATTTTACTCATGGATAAATCGTGGGATGGCAGAGCGCGAGAGATTGAAGTTGGTCGAAGGTGCAAAAAACAATCCATCTGAGGTTATATTTCTTGAATTTCTTGACAAAGTTGAACGGGCGAAAGCAGAGGCGATCACTAAAAAAGTTGCAGTCATAGCAAAGAGCGGTAACGATGGTGATTGGCGAGCGGCTGCTTGGTGGTTGGAGCGACAGATGCCAGAGGAGTTCGGAAAGACTGATCGGGTCGAAATTGGTGGAACCAATGGGGAAGCGATTAAGATACAGGTTGAAATAGGCGACCTTGAAAACAAGATTGCGAAAGTCTTAGCGATACGAAAGAAGTAAATCATGGGTGATCGGCTCGTAGACCTTGTTCTCAATGCCACGCCCGAAGAACGCGCAAAGATTTACCTATCGCTCAATGATGATGAGAAGTACGCGCTATCGGTCATCTTGGATGCTGAGATTACTAACCCTTGGGCAAGATATGAGAATGACCCAGTTGGCTTTGTAGAAGAAGGATTGGGCGAAACGCTTTGGTCTAAACAGCGCGAGATTCTGGAATCTATCCGAGACAATAAGAGAACTACAGTTCCCGCTTGCCACGCTCCAGGTAAATCTCACTTAGCCGCTAGAGCCGTTGCCTGGTGGATTTCAGTTCACCCGCCTGGTACCGCTATCGCTATCACGACAGCGACAACTTTTAAGCAGGTGCGAAACATTATGTGGGCGCAGATTCGCCGAGTTCACATGGCTCACAATCTGCCAGGAGAAATCCTCACGACCGAATGGAAAATGGATGACACGGTAGTTGCCTACGGTTTCCGTCCAGCCGATAACAATGAAGCCGCAGTTCAAGGTATCCACGCGCCTCACCTGCTGGTAGTAGTGGATGAGGCTGGAGGTTTATCGGACAAGATTGGCTCAGCCCTTGAAGCCCTGATGACGGGTGGACACACACGGCTCCTCGTTTTAGGTAACCCGCCTACAGATCAAGAACAGACATGGTTCGAGCGTATCTGCAATTCGCCTATCTATGAGTCCATCCCTATCGGGGCTTATGACACGCCTAACTTTACGGGTGAGGAAACTGGTCTATGCCGAAGTTGCCCAGCCCATGTAGAGGCTCACACAGTCGCTACGCACCTAGTAGACCAGAGTTGGGTGGATGATGTAATCAGCGAATTCGGTGAAGATTCTCCATTCGTTGAAGCCCGTGTTAATGCACGATTCCCACAAACGGGAACAGGAAAGGTCATTCCCTACCATTGGGCGGAGTTGGCTTCTACAAATGAAGATTATCTCGAATCAGCCGTCATTCGGCTCGGAGTGGATATTGCATCCGATGGCGGAGATGAATTTGTAATCGCAAAGGCAGACGGTTACAAAGTTTCATTAGTTCATCGCTCATCTGGCAAGGCTAATGCGAACGCTGTTGATGTCGCTGGTGTGGTTATCGCTGAGATTGAGAGAGCAGTCGCCGAGCATAAAACTAGAAATGTTAGCGATATGGTGCGGGTCAAGATTGACACGATCGGTGTGGGCTGGGGAGTTGTTTCTTTACTAGACCGCTGGGTTAAAGAGCGAGGATTGCGAGCGCTGGTCATCGGGGTCAATGTGGCAGAGAGACCTAAAGATCAAGCCAAGTTCAAGAATCAACGCGCCGAGATGTGGTGGAATACCCGCGCAATGCTGCAACCTAAAGATGAGAAGCAAGAAATCCGCTTGGATGTGGATAGACCCGTCCTGGCTCAATTGGCTGGACCTACATTCAAATCCGATTCTTCAGGTCGCATACAGATTGAATCTAAGGCTGACATGAAGAAGCGCGGAGTTCACTCTCCAGACCGCGCTGAAGCAATCCTTTTAGCGCTTTATGAAAACAAAACCGTACACGCACCGATCTCGCCTTTATCTTTTACCCAGTCGAATCCGTGGACGGTCTAGCGCTCGCAGCCATCATCTGACGAGCCATGCTCCTCGCAGTAGTAATACATTTTATGCTCTGGAATCTTGCAATGTGGGCATGACTTTTCTTCATTGACCACGATGATCTGGGCATCGGTATATTCCTCATCGCAATTTAAGCAACACGCTAGGCGCTCGCTCCAATTCTTGAGCCAGAGTTCACGCCGCTTCTGCCTTAAATCGTCTAGGACACTCACGCGAGGACCGATTCTGGCTGGATGTCAAAGACGGTTTCGTACAATACGCGACCACTTTCCCAGTCAGCCCAGTTGCCATCTGATTTGATTTCAATGGCATCGCCAAAGATTTTCTTGGCGTGAATGAGGCTGGCAGTTACCGCTGCATCGTAAGGTGCGCGACCAGTCTTGCAGAAGTCAAAGCCCTCATCGTCAATGGTGATTCCGAATGTCTCGACACCGAGATTTCCCGCGCCATTGAAGGCAACAACATTGTCTGAAAGTTCTGGAGCATCTTCGCCGATTCCGTTACCTAGCGGGATTCCCGCCTCGATCGCAGTTTCAACAATGACCTTCACGCCCTCAGCCCAGGTGATGAATTGCTCTCGGTTGAGTTCGTCCTTGATTGTCCAATAATGTGTGTATCCCATTTACTTGTCTCCCTCGCGTTGTATTGTTGAATAGCCCTCAGTTTTTATGTAGCAGCGTTGGCACAAATGTCCTGCTGGTCCTTTTTTAGACCAATCTTTCGTAGACATTTTTTCACAGCCGTCACAGACGAACAGATGTTCTAGCCATGAAGCGGGAATAGGTGTTTCAGCCATTTTATCTCCTCTCGTTAGTGTGTGTGACTTGCTTCTTTTGGTGTGCCATCCCACAATGAAGCGTGAGAGAAAGAGTTCAAAGTTACATAATAACTTTCCTCATCTTTCCAAGTGAAGTGCTTAATCTTGTGGCGATTGATTGGATGAGTTTTGGTGATGTAGGCATTTACATTACCGAATACATCTGGAACATTGTCCCAGTTTCTTACCTGGTATTCAGAAGAATCAGTTGGCACAACCTTTTCGTGCGCCCAGCCAGTTACCTCAACAACTTTTGAGCCAACTTCCTGAATCCAGACAGAAAACTCGCTGACCTTGACCACCTTGAAAAACTCAATGTTGGTCTGATCGTAGCCCCATGATGAGTACAGGATGTCGCCGACCTTTGGCTGAACCTTGACCTTTTCGATTACTGATGACATTTGTATTTCCTCTCTCGGTATTACAGGATAAGAATATCATACCCTGGTTAGAAATCCTCACTATGAAGGGAACCTGCTGTGGCGGCGAGTTGATTCGAATACTGATCAATCCAGCCCTGGTCGCCATCTTTGATGGCTTGCTCAATCCAGACGAGTTGGCGGCGAATATCCTTGAGAATCTCGCGCTGAGCCTTCTTGGTGATCTTCTTCTCGCTCACTTGCTTTCCTCCCTTTCAATTCTTGCAATGTATCTTTTGGCTTCTTCGTGTGTGTTGCACCAGTCAGAGTGTCGTTGGTCAGCATTACTAAAAACCTGGACTACATACCAGGCTCCTTCTAACTTTGTAATCTGCCAACGCTTGTATCCGTAATGACCAGCCGAAAACTTTGTAAATTTCATTACTTTGCCTCCCTTTCGATTCTTACCTCTTACACCAAGTATAACACAACTGGGGTTAATAATCTTCCCGAAACACAAAGAATTTTGTACTACACAATTCGAACAAATGTTCGCCTGATACCCTTGGGCTATGTCTCTTACGCCAGCGTTCATCACACTATTGAAGGCTTCATGCCCAACAGCGACCCAGGATGTAGGAGCCAACCTTAAAAACCGCGAGAACGCCATAGAGAAGGCAAACTATGGTCCGCTCAACCCTTCAGAGCCTAATGAGGATTTCTGGTCTGAGATCGCCTCAGAATGGGATGTCCCAGTCGCCGAGGCTAAGAAACAGCGATGTGGGAATTGCGCCGCTTTCATCCAGACATCGGCAATGCTTGAGTGCATCAAGGGCGGATTGGCTCAGGGCGATAGCGCTGAAAACGCCTGGGATGTCACCGAGGCTGGCGAGTTGGGATATTGCGAAGCCTTCGATTTCAAATGTGCATCACAGCGCACCTGCCGAGCCTGGATTGTCGGCGGTCCGATCACAGATAAGAGCAAGAAGAAATAAATGAGAGAGCCTCTCTCACCCCTGGATAGATGCGATAGGTGTGGGGCGCAAGCAAAAGTCCGAGCAAGTTTCTTGTCGGGCGATCTATATTTCTGCGTTCACCACGCAAGGCAGTTCGATGTTAAGCAAGTATCGTTTTCTGTCGAGGTAGAGAATGAAGAAGTTGAAAACATGTTGGTCTTACATAGGTTTTAGAAAGGTACGATGATGAAATGTGTTGATTGTGAAACTACCGAAAATCTTGTCTATTCAGGTATCGCTGCATTTATACTAGGAGTTATCGACCTGGTAGAAAAGATATGTTACGACTGCGCTAACAAGCGCCGCCGCGATTCCCTTTCCTAGAAGGAGTCCAAGGCGGTAATGATCGTGGCAGTTATCAGCAATATCGAAAACGATAGTGCCAGAGAAACGCCAGTAACGATCGCAGAGATTCCAAGAAACCAGCGCACTTCAGGAAATTTTGCAGGTATCTTCGGTGGCTTGGGAGCCTTAATAATCTGATTGATAATCTTCGGATGAATGATGTCATCGAATTTCTGGTTTACTTCATTTGTATCCATAGTTCCCCCTCATAGTTTATACAACATGGGTAAGATACTATTTATTCCTAGATGATGCAACTTTCTGCTGAGTCTTATAGATAAATGGAGCAGATGTATACGCATCATTTTCTGCGGCGATAGCCAAAGCAATTTCGATTTCAGCACCAGCGGCTAATGCGCCGATTGCGTAATTCGAACCAGAGCCTATGCCGTAGAAACCTTTTGAATCCAGGGAGATGCTCATATCCTCAGCGAGTTCAAAGACCTCGCCACCAATAGCGAGCAAAAACGCAAATTTAGTTTCTCCATCATCGGATTCATTCCATTTGTATTCTTGATCTTTGAAGCAAGCCTTCAGCGATGGCACAACTTTAGAAATCATAAAGTGGTAAACATCTTTGAGGTCGGTTGCAGTTGGCTTAGGCGGAATCCAGAGGTGCTGAGCAATATCGCAAGGCGCACATTCACCAGAACCAGCGATTAGAAAATCGCCGCGCTCGGTTATCTTGACCATTTTGGGATGATTAGATTTGCGACCATTGGATGAAGTTGTCTGCGAGTCCGCCCCGAAAATAACTTTGTCTTTTTGCTGGATTGCCACGATTGTCGTCATGGCGCAATCGTACCGTCAGCCCCTTGGAGCCACCAGCGCCAGAGATGCCTTGCCCCATAGGTCAGGAGTCTGGTCGTCTGGCAGATAGCCTCCAGCGCCCCCAAAAAGGATAGGCGTGTCTGGGTAAGCCATTCGGATGCTACGCAAAGCGAGTTCATAACCACCTACGGTGTAATTCAATCCCGAAAGCGGGTCATCGGCTAAGCCATCTGCACCACAGGCGACAAAGATCAAGTCTGGCTCAAAGTCAAAGCAGACATCTAGGAAGGATTGAACCGCATCGGTCAAGCCTTCATCATCGGTGCCAGCGGCGAGAGGAAAGTTCAAAGCCTTTCGCTCCCAGTCCGAGACCAGCCCCGTACCTGGAAAGATTCCCCATTGGTGAACAGAGAATGTCAAGATATTCGGATTAGATTTTGTGAGCGCTTCAGTACCGTCACCGTGGTGAGCATCGCAATCAAAGATTGCGACACGCTTACCTAATTGAGTTGCCTTGGTAGCGGCAATAGCGAAATCACCGAATACGCAGAAACCGCTTGAGTAATCGCGCATCGCATGGTGCTTAGCCCCTGGAAGGTGAATTGCTAACTTTGTCTTTTCTTCCAGAAGCGCATCAAGGGCGGTAAGAGTTCCGCCTACGAATAACTTTGCAAGGTCGCCTAAATCGTGGCGAGCGCCATCCCATTCATCCGATAAACCTTTGACGGTTACATCGTGGATATAAATTGGGTCGTGGCATAGCAATAGATCATCGGTGTGTGGTGCCTCTGGGAGAAATTCGTCAATGTTTAGGTGACGATCTTGTCCCTGGAGGATTACCTGATTGCGCCCGAGTTGAAACCTACGACCCTGGGTAGGGTGCTTAGGGTTAAATACCCAGTTGGCATATTCTGGCGAATGAATAATAATTGCATCTTCCATCAATCCTCATACCTCTCCTTGAGCGGATAAAGATACCCGCCCATGGCGACATCCATACCAGTTTTGATGACGACACCCTCGCATGAGAGTTCGACTTTTGCATCAGGCATGAATTGAATAATCCACGCTTGTAAATCTTCTTTAGTCTCTACTTCTGCAATATCCATTTCCCATCCTCTCTATTATTAACCCCAGTTTACACTAACAAGGCTTTATTTGTCCATTGCTTAGCCTTCTTTTGAGCAATCTCCTCATCCAGTTCTGCAATCTGGGCAGTAAGAGCATCACGATTTGCCTGGAGGCGATCAATGTCGTATCCGATGTATTGTGATTCTGTCGCAATCTGCTCTTTTACAAAATCTTTATCTTCAAGGACGGCAGCGATAATTTCAACAAGAGCCTTTCGGAATGTCTCAACAGCGCTTGTGCTGGCGTAATCTGACCAAGTTCCGCTCTTTGAAAGTGCGTAGTGTGGAACCTTTGGCTCATCTACAGCGCAGTTATTACTGACCGTATATGAAACGCCATTGATGATTACGGCTCCTTGGTAGCGAATGTGTGTAGGTGAAGCCATTGCTCCAATGGTTAGAGTTCCCTTGATGCGGGAATCATTAAAATCTACCGTTACGCAATAACGGTCCCCGAAGGATGACTTTTCTGTATCTGGTGTAAGCATAAGAATTTTCATTTGTTCTCCTTTTTGGTAATTAGACCTTCTTCAATGAGACTTGCAGCGGTGCGCCCGTAATGACCCTGGAGTTGCCATGCAAGCCCTGTGTCTACGAGATTTTGAAACAATGTGATAGTGCCGTCATAATCAAGTTCGCCACTTTCGTAAGCGATGATGGCTCCTACGCGATCATAAGGTTTTTCAGTTGGGCAATCCGCGAACGGATTCTCGTTGCCCTCGTTATCTTCGCAGGTGCAGAAGTTAAACTTCTCGACCTGTGTAGCATGAGTCAATTCTGCTAAATCTGACCATGACATTGATTCTTGAGTCATTATGCAACCACCTCCTTCTTGACGACACGAAATACTGAATCTCCGAAATACTTGATTTCGACATCCTCAATCTTCTCGAATCCAAGATCAGCGCAGATGTAAACCTGACCGTCAATCTCGATTTCGTCACCTATTGAGATAGATGTGTGAGTGCGAGTTGCAGATAACTTTGGCTCAAGGACATCCCATAAGGCTCCTGAGTAAGTATTTGTTGCGTGATAGATGCTCTCGCATAATCTCTCTGGTACTTGGATGTCTAATGTAGTCTCGAATTCAACAGAACTAATGAAGCGCCCGATTTCTGGCTTATCTCCAAAAGCCTTCCATGTGATTTTAACCTGTGACATTTGATTCCTCTCTCTCATTGTGATTTACAACCCCAGTTTAGCATAGATTATTCCATTGCTACAATAGGCATACATATCGTGTCCTAGTGACCCCGAATTAAGGGGGTCAGATGCGGTATTTACGCTTAGCGATAGCCTTCCTGATCGTCATACTCCTAGCCCTTTTGCCGATAAATGATGCTGGGGCTATGCCCATGAGCGAGTTCACCGCCTCGAATCCCAGTATGGTCAGCATGAATGGCGAGTGCGCGACCTTTTCCTACCAATACTCGGAAGTAACAAAGACCATCCCTGTAAATGGGGTCATCGCCGCTGGAGCAGTTGCAACCGTAAATGTCAGCAATCTCCAAGACAACAAAATTGGCAATCAGCCACCAATCGTGGATACATACAAGGTCGCCTTCAGAATGTATAACGGCGATTCTTTGGTTGAAGATATGACTTATGACAGACGAGAGTTAGAAACGCAAAATGTAACTTTGCAATCTGGCTACACGGGATACATCACCCACATTGTTTTATTGGGTGGCGGTATTGATAACGGATTTTGGGCTGGATTCTACGGTCCAACGATGTGCAGTCCGACCCTTACTTATTCGTTGATTCAACCAGAGCCTACTCCGACACCATCTCCCGAACCTTCGCCTTCGCCTTCTCCAACCGTAACTCCTTCTCCAAGTCCTGAACCTTCTCCATCCAGTACGCCTTCTCCGACTTCTTCTCAAAGCGCAAGTCCTGAACCTTCTTTATCGCCCACCACCAACCCAACAGCGACACCAACGCCAAGCCCAACATCTCCGACACCAATAGAAACTCCATCGCCTTCTCCTTCTACTCAAGTGGATGCTGTGAATGGTAGTGCAAGTGAGGGAGAGGGTCTAACTCTCTCTGCACCTATTGGAAAGATTTTCACCTCGGTTATATTTGCAAGTTATGGAACACCCAATGGATATTCGATCGGTGAATGTCACGAACCGAGTTCAGCAGAAAAAGTCGCTGAAGTATTTTTAGGAAAAGCCATTGCAACAATTATGGCGGTCAATGATATTTTTGGTGACCCTTGCGGTGGAACATATAAATTTTTAGCGGTCAGTCTTGGATTTGGGGATTCTCCAACGGCGGTAGAACCTCAACCGTCTCCTCAACCGACACCAACGGAGACCGCGACCAGTCCGCAACCATCGCCCACTCCGAGTGAGCCGTCTCCTTCACCAACATCGGAATCATCTTCTGCAACGATTCCAAGCCCTGAACCTTCTTTAAGTCCGTCTCCTCAACCTCAACCGAGCCAGGAACCCGCGCCGTCCACACCTGAACCCACACCTTTGCCATCGCCTTTACCTCCCGCAGTTGAACCTGAACCAATACCTACCTTAGAGCCAGAGCCTATTCCATCTCCCGAGCCTTTCCCGACTCCCGATGAAACTCCCATTCCCGAGCCTGAGCCAGAACCATTGCCGATCGAGCCTCTACCAATTCTTGAGCCAGAGCCTTCAATCGAGCCTCCAATCGAGCCAGTTGAAACGCTAGAACCAGCGCCCGAGCCAGAGCCAGAGCCAGTAGAGCCACCACCGACAATAGAAGAACCGTCTCCTGAACCATTAGAAACCTCCGAAGTTATTGATGATGCTTTAGCGGATGGAAAGATTACACCCGCCGATGCTGAAGCGGTAGTTGATTCATTGATGGAAGATGGAAAGGTTACCGAAGCCGAAGCGACAGCCTTGATTGAAACTCTTTCAGATGGCGGCGCTTTAACTGGAGCCGAAGAAGATTTAATTCTTGATGCACTCTCAGCCGATGGTGAGATCACCCAAGCCGAAGTAAATAATCTTTCAGAAACTCTTTCTGAGGATGGAAAATTTACCGAAGCAGAGAAAGAACTTGTAGCCGAAGCGATTATTGCTCAGTTCGATGGCGCTCCAGTAACAGCAGCAGCAATCGCTGAAGCGGGAATTGATTACGAGAATTTGCCTCCAGAGACACCAGTTGAAACCCGCGTTGATGAAAGTGGCGAGCCAATCGTCATCACAGCCGAGGTTGCTGATGCCCTTGAGTTGGTAGCAAACCCATCCGAATTAGTAGGAGCAATTTTTACCGACCCTGCTAAGGCGCTTGTGGCGATAGGAAATATCGGGGCAGATATGTCCAATACAGAAAGACAAGAATCACAAACAGTAGTTGTTGCCTCGGTCATCGTGGGAGCAATCGCATCACTATCTATAAGGAGA